TCGGAAAGACAAACTCACTGAAGAACTCATACCTTTTAAAAATTACGATCAGTATTTCGCTGCTGACTTTACTAATAAGGGGAATATGAAAAAGTGGTGCGGTCAGGCTCCGCGTGAAGAGGTCAAGGAATTTATAGGGAAATCTTTCAAAGAAAAATTAGGGGCCAAGGGCATTAAGGCGGGGCCACCTTCGACTTACCTACAAACGAGCGGTTTACCCGACATCGACATCTGCAAACAGGTTTTTGGGAGCTACCGTGAAACCTGCGAGCATCTTGGTATGCTCCCTATGCTATCCGCGTCTTTACACAAAGATTTTAAAAAAGATTATTCTAATACGCCTATACTAATTGATACTAGGGAACAGCAACCATTATCTTTTACTAATTCTGAATTATTAAAATTGGATGTGGGCGACTACGCCGTAGGCGGGGATCTATACGACTATACATTTGTGGATAGGAAGTCTTACCAGGATTTTTGCTCTACTATAACCAATGGCTACTCACGTTTTATAAAAGAGCTTGAGAGGTGCAGGTCATTGGGGTGTTATCTTTATATAGTCATAGAAACAGCTTTTGATGATATGTGGGCGACCAATAAAAGGGGGTTCAAGAAATTTAGGCTAGATTATGTTTATCATCAGATGCGGTCTATACAATCTGAGTATACTGATTGTTGTCAGTTTGTGTTTAGTGGCTCTAGAGAGAAGAGCGAGGAGCTTATCCCCAAAATCCTCGTTTTAGGTAAGAAGCTTTGGGAAGTAGACTTGCAATATTTTTGGGACGAACAAATTAAAAAAGATGGCTTGGGAAACAGGAAAACAGAAACTCCACAGAGAGTACAAGGATATAAACAAACTCATTCTCGAAAAAGAGGGGTATTTAGAAGAAACAGAAGCTAAGATTCTTCTTTATAAATTTCTAAGAGAAAATCCTTCTTTTGCTTGTGAATTGTTTACAGGGGTAAAATTATTCCCTTTCCAACATATGGCTATTAAGTCCATGATGGAGTCCGATTACTTTTTGGGGATCTGGAGTCGTGGAATGTCCAAAAGCTTCTCTACGGGCATTTTCGCGCTATTAGACGCTATTTTAAATCAGGGTGTACAGATAGGCATCATCTCTAAGTCATTTCGACAGTCTAAAATGATTTTCAAAAAGATAGAAGATATCGCTAAAAGCCCTAAAGCAGAATTTTTTGCTCAATGTATTACCCGCACATCGAAAATGAATGATGAATGGGTAATGGAGATAGGCAGGAGTAGCATCAGAGCTTTACCCTTGGGTGATGGTGAAAAATTGCGAGGTTTCCGATTCCAAAGAATAATCGTTGATGAATTATTGTTAATGCCTGAAAAAATTTATAATGAGGTGTTGATGCCTTTCCTGTCTGTAGTTGAAAACCCCACTGAGAGGCAAGAGGTTTATGATTTAGAAACCAAGATGATCGAGCAGGGTAAAATGAAAAAAGAAGATCGTAAGCGATGGCCAAACAACAAAATTATTGGTTTATCATCCGCATCTTATAAATTCGAATACCTCTACAAAATATATCAACAATATGAGGCTTTGATTCTAAATGAGAATAAACAGGATGGAGCGCACAGGACAATTATGCATTTTAGTTACGATTGCGCCCCACAGCAACTATATGATCAGAACTTGATTAATCAATCGCGCTCTACTATGAGCGATGCCCAGTTCAATAGGGAATTTGGAGCAATCTTCACCGATGATAGCTCTGGATACTTTAAGGTGAGTAAAATGGCAGCTTGCACCATACCAGATGGAGAAGGGCAATCTGTTGAAGTCGTAGGAAACCGTAAAGACGAATACATCTTATCTTTTGACCCGTCTTGGTCTGAGAGTGAGAGTTCTGACGATTTCGCTATGCTGTTAATCAAAATCAACAGAGAATCTAAGAAGGGGACAATAGTGCATAGTTATGCTTTATCGGGAGCCAACTTAAAAACACATATTAAGTATATGGCTTACATTCTTACCCACTTTAATATATCAGCTGTAGTAGGGGATTATAATGGAGGCGTTCAATTCATCAGCTCCTGTAATGAGAGTGAGATATTCAAAAGTAAAAATTTAAATCTAGGAGTAATTGAAGCTGATTTAGACAAATCTAAAGATTACGATAGAAACTTGAGTAGGCTTAAAAATCAATACAATAAATCAGAAAGAAAATTCGTTTTCCTTAGAAAGCCTACTTCGTCTTGGATTAGGCTAGCTAACGAGTCTTTACAATCTTCTTTTGACCATAAGCGTATATTTTTTGCGGGAGCCGCTATGAATGATGATTATAACAATCAAAGAAAATCTAGAGTCCCTATAGAAGAGTTGAAGTTCTTAAAGAATGATACTGATGAAAAAGGAGCAAAAGGTGCGAGGATGATTGATTTCGTCGAACACCAAAAAGACATGATGGATCTTATTAAAGTCCAATGCGCTATGGTTCAAATTACGACATCTTCTCAAGGAACTCAAAGTTTTGATCTACCGCGTAACTTAAGAAGGCAAAGCGGAGCTAACAAAGCTCGTAAAGATTCTTATTCAGCCTTGGTCTTAGGTAATTGGATGATGAACGTATTCTATGATATGGAGTCAGATGACATATCAGATAGGCAAAACACTTTTGTACCAATGTTCATTTCTTGACTTTTAAAAGTTGAAAGTTAACTTTGAGGTGTAAGATAATTTGTATCTTATGTCGAAAAGGAAATATACTAAAAGTGCTGAATATTGGAAGAAATTCAATACTTCAGATCACCCATCACATACTCGCGATAACGAGGAAACCTCTCCAGAATTACTGGGAGAACCTTTTTATACTTCTGAAGCATCCTATAGTGGGGTATCCGAAGCTAGGAGGCAGGGGGCATCGACCAGCGGGTTTTCTGGATCTCGCACGAACCGCGCTGCTTATACGACTCTTCATAATCGTTACTCCAGTATAAGTTCGGGTCTGTTGCCATATGAATATTCATCAGAAGGTATAACCTGTCGGGACGCTATTGAATTATGCCAGAAGGCTTATTGCAATGTCGCCGTATTTAGGAATGCTATAGATATTATGTCAGAGTTTACAAATACTGATGTCTATTTAGAAGGCGGCTCAAAAAAGAGTAAAGAATTTTTTTACGAATGGTTTAAAAGAGTTAATATTACATCTTTAAAAGATCAATACTTCAGAGAGTATTACCGCAGCGGGAACGTCTTTCTTTATAGGATTGATGGCAAATTTAAAGTAGATGATTATGCCAAGCTTATGAACCAAGTGGGGACTATTGGCGCTTCTGCTAATAAAATTCCTCTTAAGTATATCCTACTTAACCCTTATGATGTCGTAGCTAAAAGAACCACCACTTTTAACTATGGTTCGGTTTATCAAAAAGTTTTATCTGAATATGAGTTAGCTCGACTATCTAACCCGCAAACAGAAGAGGACATAGCTATATTCGAAGCTTTAGATGACGAAATTAAAAAATCTATATTAGGAGGGACTTTTTCTAATGAAGGAATCAGTATTGACTTAGATCCAAAAAGACTTTCTTATTCTTTTTATAAAAAACAAGATTACGAGCCTTTCGCTATACCATTTGGTTTCCCAGTGTTGGACGATATCAATGCTAAGCTTGAATTGAAAAAAATGGATCAATCCATTACCCGCACAGTAGAAAATGTAATATTGCTTATCACTATGGGCGCAGACCCTGAAAAAGGTGGAGTTAACCCCAATAACATGGCTGCTATGCAAAACCTTTTCAAAAATGAAAGCGTAGGTCGCGTTCTTGTTTCCGACTATACGACTAAGGCGGAATTCATTATGCCTGAATTGAATTTGGTTCTTGGACCAGAAAAGTATCAGGTGCTTAACGAAGATATTAAACAAGGATTACAAAATGTAATAGTTGGGGAAGAGAAATTTAACTCAACTCAAGTCAAAGCCCAAATCTTCATTGATAGACTTAAAGAGTCCCGTCATGGGTTCTTGAATGATTTCTTAAACAAGGAAATAAAAAGAGTGGCAAAAAGTTTGGGGTTCCGATCTTGGCCCGAAGCTAAGATGAAGGATATGGACATGAGAGATGAGGTCCAGCTTATGAGAGCTTCTACTCGACTTATGGAATTAGGTATCATTACCCCGAAGCAAGGGATGGAAATGTTTGAAAATGGAAAATTCCCAAATCCTGATCAATTAGAGTCGGCTCAGAAAGAATTACTTAAGGAGAGAGAAAAAGGACACTTTAACCCCTTAGTTGGTGGAGTGCCTGTATTTTCTCCTTTAGATGCCCCAGCAGCAGGGCCAAAAAAAGAAGGCGGTAGGCCAGAAGGGACTACTGGTATACCTTTAGCTAACGCCACTTACTCTAGAGCTAATATACAAAAAACCATATATTCTATAGATAGTTTTATTAATGATTCTAAAGAAAAAATGACCTCTCATTTAAAAGTAAAAGAACTCAGCGAAGCGCAAGAGGTAATGCTCGCTACTCTGTGTGAATCTATCATTTGCTCACGGGATAAAGAATCTTGGGATAAAACTCTTGAATCATGTGTAAAAGATTTTAACGAAATTGAAGATTTAGGCACTTTAAGGCAAGTTTTAAATATATCATCTGAACATTCATTAGAAACTTATCCAGCAGCAATCCTATATCATAGCCATGAAAAATAATTTTAATTATACAGAAAACGGTATTGAAGTCGATATATCTGAAGCAATGCATTGCGAAGATAAAAACAAAGAAAGTCAATCTAAAAAGAAAGAATATTCTAGTTATGGCTCCCCAGAGATATCTAAACACTACTTTAAGTCTAAGGACGATGCGATAGCAGATGCTAAGAGAATGGGTCTTTCTGGTGTCCACTCTCATAAAGATGAAGATGGCAAAGTCGTATATATGGCTGGTCCCGATCACGCATCGTTTATGAAAAAACATAAAGAGGTGAATAAGAAATCAGAAAGTATGGATAAAAAACAATACGATAAGATCGATAAAAAAGAACTCAAGCAAGACTCTAAAAAAGAAAAGGCCCAGCATGAAAAAGATGCTATCGAAGATGACAAGAGCAAAATTAAAAAACTAAAAAAAGGCGCTCCATCTGAAAAGAAAGACTCTGAGAAAAAAGATCTTAAAAAAGATATTAAATACGACAAGAAGTCCGCGAAGAGTTATGCTCAACTGTTGATGGATATCGCCGCAGAGAGATTTGGAGGAAAAAAACGAGGTGCATTAAAAGACAGCGATTTTCTTGATCCCGAAAGGCGTTCGTTTCCAGTTATGTCTGCACAAGATGTAAAAGATGCAGTAAGTAGCTGGGGAAGATATAAGGGGTCGATGAGCTTTGATCAATTCAAAGCTAAACTAATCCGTAGAGCAAAAAAAATTGGGGCTGAAAACGCCCTCCCTAAAAGCTGGGCAGAAAAAAAGTGATGGATTACAAATACACCGCGACTTTTGAAGCCCCACTGTCATCTTGTAAGATAAATTCAGCTTCGTTAATCTCTAAGGCTTCTTTAAAGAACTTAGAGTCTCTTATCCCAAAAGATATAGATTATAATGAAAATGTAGATCTTATGGGTGTAGCTTTCAACGCTGCCGTTATAAACCAATTCAATAAGAATGGTGACGGCATGGATTCAGCTACCGCTGTTAAATATGCTAACAATTTTATTCATAAACCTACTAATATCGAACATGATAAACAAAAAGTTGTAGGGCATATAGTCTCTGCTGGTTATAGCAATTATAAAACTAGTGAGCTTATAGAAGAGAATCAAGCTTCTTCTATGAAAGAGCCTTTTAATATAGCTTTGGGAGCTGTTTTATATAAGACTATCAATTCTAATTTTACTGACTTAGTCGAGAAATCCTTAGATCCAGATAGTAATCAATATCAGAAAGTCTCTGCCAGTTGGGAGGTGGGTTTTAATGATTATGTTTTAGCAGTAGGTAGTAACTTATTAAGTGAGGCGCAAATTATTTCTGACCCTGAAGAGATATTAGAGATGCGAGGTTTTTTACGGAGCTATGGAGGCAACGGGAAAACAGACAAAGGAGAAACTATTTATAGATTAATAAAAGGCGATATTTACCCATTAGGTATAGCTTATACTTTAAACCCAGCAGCTAATGTAAAAGGTCTATACTCTCCTTCCGAAGACGCTACGGAAGTTTTTATCTCTGATAAACGGGATAAAATTTCACAAAACAATAATTTAAATGTAAACAACCAAAAGAACATTATCGATATGGAACTTGAAAATACTCTAAATGAACTAAAGGATCTTCTCAATGAGAAGAAATTCTCAAAAGAAGCTGTAGCTTCTATGACTGATACCTTTGCTGATGCGATCCGCCAACGGGACGAGCAATACCGTAAGGATATTGAAGCAGAGCGATTGGCTAAAGAAGCTAAAACGAAAGAATACGAAGACCTCAAAGCTTCTGTTGCAGAACTAGAAGCTAAACTTGGCACAGCTAGTGAGCAAATCGGTTCTTTTGAAAACGAAAAGAAAGCCGAAGAAGCTATCGCTTCGTTTAACACTCGCATGGATCAGATCGACGAGAAATTCGAACTTGATGACCAAGATCGTGAATTCCTCGCTTCTGAGCTTAAAGGTCTTGGAGATGAATCCTCTTATGAGGCATTCGCTTCAAAACTCAATATCCTTTGGAAGGCCAAAAATAAAGAGGTCCAAGAAGAGTTCAACTCTCAAATCCAAACCCGCATTGATGATGAAGTGGCGAAAAGGCTTTCAACCGCTTCTACTGGAGAAGTTGGAATTGAAGAAGCTCTTGACGCTGCTGAAACAGTAGACGCGGAAGTCTCTAATACTAATGAGGCTGTTGCATCTCAAGAGCCTTCATTGCGAGACAAGTTCAAATCAGCTTTCTCTCGCGAAAACATTCAAATTTCTTAAAAAAAAACAAAAAATAGATTATGGCATTAAGAATTCTACCATTCAGACAATACTCTGACCACGATGTTGTGAACATGTACGCTGTTATCAGCGCTGATGTTCTCACTAGCACTACCGACACGGGAGCTGGCGATGCTGGCGTTTTCGTGAAGGTATCAGACGGTAACTTTGATAACGATCCTGTAACGTACAAAACGAATAGCTACTTGGGTAAAACCGATTATCCTTTCGTTGGTACTACGGATATGTATCCTGAAGTTAATCTCAAGATTACAGGTTCCACTTCGGGAGAAATCCCCTTGGGCATGACTTTGTATCAAACTGCAAAAAATGATGAGAACGGCGAAAAGCTGCTCTACAATCCCCAAAAGCAAGAAGAACTCCAAGCTATGCTCCCAGGACAAGCTGTCCCAGTCGCTACCAAAGGAATCTTCACTTTAGCCGCTTCCGCCTTTGATGGTGGTGTCGCTGGTTACGCTCCAGGAAAAGCTATCATTGCTTCTAATGCCAATGCTGGAAAAGTTACTGGCGCTCTTCGTGGCGCTGCTAAAACTTTCGGTCACGTTCTTGGAACGGGAACCCGCACAAGTGTTGGACCTACCACCGATCAGTTTGTTGGCGATTACATCGTTGTATCTTTTGATTGTAACGGATAATTAAAAAAAATTATATTATTATGAAAATTACTTTAAAACGTACCCCAGAACAGATCGAGCTTGTGAAGGCTATGGCTTCTCGCAATCGTACTGTCGCACATGAGGCTCAAGTAGCTCTTGCTGATTTCATCGGACCAGTTTTGGCCGAGGTTCTCAACAATGCTCCTACTATTAGCACTCTCTTCCAGTCGCTTCAATTTGACGCTGACGATAATCCTAGCATTCCGCTTGATCTTTACTATGACATCTCTGATGAAGATTATGTCAGAGTTTGGAGTCAAAGCCACGCTGGTGGACTTCCGAGTAACCAAGTACTTCCTACATCTTCCGAGCTGAAGTTGGCTACTTACACTCTTGATTCTGCTGTTGACTTTGATCGTCGTTATGCCGCTAAAAGCCGCATGGATGTTATCGGTAAGACGTTCTCGCGTGTTGCACAAGAGATTCTTCTCAAACAGGAGCGGACTTCCGCTTCTCTTGTTATGACTTCGCTTGCTAACGCTACCAATACGGGATCTCCACTTACTGGTGATACTCAGGTATTCCGTTCAGCTCTCGCTGGATCGTTCCTTCTTGATGACCTCAACAAGCTTATGATTCTTGCTAAGCGTATCAATACTTCATGGATTGGTGGAACTCCCACCTCTCGTAATCGTGGTATTACTGATCTGATTGTTTCTCCAGAAATTATTGGAAGTATTCGCGCTATGGCTTATAACCCTGTTAACACTCGCGGTGGTAACGGATTCGACGGAGCTGGAACAGCTGCGACTGCTAACCCAATTGCTGCCCCAGAATCACTTCGTCAAGAGCTTTTCCAAAATGCTGGCCTTGACAGTTTCATGGGTCTTAACCTTTTGGAATTCAATGAGATGGGCAAAACACAGAAGTTCAATACTATCTTTGACACTGCAGCAGGTAATACTAGTTATGCTAAGTTCGATGGAACTGGTGGCGCTCAATTCAACGGAGCCACTTCGGAGATTGTTGTCGGAGTTGATCGCACTCGCGATTCCCTCATTCGTGTCGTTGCTACTGATCCAGATAGCAATAGCGAGATGAACTTGATTGCAGATGACCAATACAGTGTTCGTCAGAACAAGATTGGTTACTACGGTCAAATCGAAGAAGGCCGAGTTGTCCTTGACAACCGTGTTCTTCTTGGAGTTATCGTCTAAGCTAACATTAACCTATAAAGAAAGTCACTCCTTCGGGAGTGGCTTTTTTTTGTAATTTTTTAATTTAGTGTATATAATATTGTATGGCTAACAAAAAAGAAAAGAAGATGCCTTTCAAAGAGGTCACTAATGGGCAGGAGACTCCCCCGAAAAAAGGTTTACTCGAAGAGCTAGAAGAGCTTAAGCAAGCTGGGCAGACTAGCACAGCTAGATACAGAGAGGTACTAAAAGAAGTTGAGGTAATCTTCGGCACAGGAGAAACCAATAGTTTTGGAACCAATGATATCAATATTCTCAAAGAGAAGCTGAACAAAATGAGTAAAGCTGATTTACAAGCTTTCTCCCGTAAGGTCGGCGTAAACCCTTACTATGAAAAGAACGCAGTTCATGACAATATTATTAAAGAGTTTAATAGGTATAGCAGTAGAGGCAATATAGCTACAGCACCACAACCTATTCCAACTATGGAGTTAGACCTTAATAATCCTAAACATAAAGAACTTCATGATTGGTTAAATCGATAAAGAAGGTGTAATAAACTGTATGCCAAATGTATTAGAGAGCCTCGCTTCAGGTATTGTCACTACAGAATTCGATAGTGACACAGGGATAGCTACAGTTGCCAGTGTTAGCGGGTGGCTTTATGAGAACTTAGGACAAGTTAACACTTATCTATATACAAATTTTAGTGGAGATGACGCTTCGGGGACTTATGGGTTCATGGATATCGAGGCTCAGAACGTCCTTAAAGAGTTGTACCTTTCTAATTACTACAGTAAGGAGGCTAGGAACGCCCTCAGAGGCATTACTAAGTCATCTGTGAGTGGAGACAACGTTTTGTCTCTAAAGGACGGTGAGAGCGCTGTGACGTTCGTTAATCGCAATGAGGTCTCGAAGGTGTATCGAGGATTAGCTAATGACTGTATGGGCAAGGTCACTCAGATGGCAGCTCAATACAACATATACCAAGCCCAACCTCGACAGTTGGGTGGAATAGATGCTAGCGGGATAGGTATAGTTTATACCTAGATCACTTATATAGTAAACTAGAAAAGCGCCCTTTTTAGGGGCGCTTTCTTTTTTAAAGGAGAAGATAGCTTTTAGTGGAAATCTTTCCAGTCTTTACCATCGTTGCAAATTTTATTTCGCCTACGTCCTTGATAGCCGCCTGAAGATTTAGTCTTCTCTTCTTTGGGCTGCTCAGATTTAGGCTCCCATTTTGGAGAGAAAAATTTGCTTTCTTGATTTTCTTTTTGATCAGACATATTATGCAAAGACTGTGACCGCTCCATTTATTCCGCTCATGAATACTCCATTAAGCACATCATTAGGTCCGCCAATTTGAGTCGAGAATGTAAGATCGACAGTCTTGTTAGATCCGATGCTTGAAGAGAAAGATTGGCTATCTATTTTTAAACCTTTCATCTTGTATTGGATAGCATCCGTTCCAGCTGTATCTTTAATCATAATACTTGCTTCTTGGACTCCAGAGTTTAATAGATTTGCTAAGTTAGCTGCTTGTGAATCTGCGACAATTGCGCTGATGTTCATCGTTGCTGTCACTGGGAAGTCTACTTCTCTAGCGAACGGGAAACGGCTACCAAGTCTATCAATAGGAGATCTTGAGAGAGGTAACGAGATTGAAGCGCTTTGGACATGCGCTGAGTCATCACCAGTAAGCGCTACTAGAGAGAATCCATTTAAATTGTTTAGAGTGAGAGTCACATCTCCTGGACGTAAAGCCGTAATAGTTCCTGAGCCTAAAGAGCCAGTGATACCTCCATCTTTAGTTGGGTTTGGCAGTTTTACTTTGTGGTTATAGATCGTCCCAGCAGTCTGTTCTACTGCTGGGCTTGGTATCGCCTTAGCAGAATCAAATGTAGCGGAGTTCATATTAGCTCCTTCGACCGTGACATTCACAGTAGGTAAAGAACCGACCGCCAACTCCACACTATAATCACTTACATAGCAATTACCTACGCCGATGGCTCTATCGTTAAGGTCAAGAGCGACTGATGGCTCTAGATTTAAATCAACACCATCTGGAGAAGTTACTATATAGAAGTTCACTCCAGAACTAGAAGTCAAGTGTCCAGAGGCGAAATTGCCTTTGCTACCAACACCTTCACTAATCCCTCTATTCATCCCTGAGCCAGTCGTTTCAACGAAAAACCCTAAAGATCTTTCATTAAAACCGTCTGTAAGATAATAACTGAAGTCAAGGCTGACAGTGGGGGGTTCTAGCACTAAGGAATCAATCCTTGCTAAATCACCAAATTGGTTAACATCTTGACGATTAATAGTGAAGCTATAGTTCGCACTTTGAAGGCGGTTTAACTGTTCGTGGTCATCTGCGCCTGTAAGACTAGCGTTTTCACTAACATATAAGCCTTCTGATTGGTAAATTACTCTGTTTCTTGCCATAATTAAAGATTCTTTATTTTGTTTACAGTTTTAAAATTAAAATATGAAATTTATTGGAAGCGATATCGATATTGTTCTATGTCAAAATCCACGAAACCGACATAAAGTTCATTTGCGAGGACGTTTCTAGTCCTATCTGTGAGTTTCGAGGTCTTAACTTTTTCTACGCAGAATTTAGTTTCCCCTCCATAATCGTTGGCTAGACCAGTGTAATTGAAGTTCCCATCTTTTAGATCTCCTAATTCTGTAATTGGGTAACCCGACATTGGTATAGCTGCGATGACTTCATTGACGGAATCCATAAAAATAGACATGACTCCATCTAATTGATATGTATCCTCTGCGAGGATAACAGCTTTAGCTTGGACTTTTGTTTCTTGCATACCACCTAAAGCGAAAGCACTATTCTCCGCTTGGGAAATAGATAGGAAAATAGCAGGGACTACGTCATCATAAGGCTCTATATAAGTTAATGGGCCAGATGGAATCCTTGAATTAACAGTATATTTGTTTTCTACGATTAGGTCGTCTTCTGTGTCGTTAGTAAGATAAACACTAAAATCTTTTACCGCGAATTCCCCTGTGACCGTCATGCTTGTATCACTGCCAGAGAATAAGGCTCGACCGTTCTCGAAATCGAAGACTACTCCGTCATCTCTCCCTGATGTCCCCGCGCCTACCACTGAAACCCCCGTAGGTATAACAGCTCCAGAGATTGATGAATCTGTGACCCATTGTTTATAAGGGCTTCCATAAGCTACATATCTAGAATCTAATCTGGGGTCAGCATAATTAAATAACTCTCCAGTCTTATTGCTATAAGCTTCTCCTTTTTTAAGTAGGAAATTGTCAAACCACAAAAAGAAAGATGAGGTTAGTTTGTGTTGGAATTGCTCAATCATTTCAAGTCTTCAAATAGTTTTTTGTATTTTTTAATCAAAGCAGATATATAAGGTCTGTTCTGAAATTTACCGCTTCTTACTTTATTTACACGGCTTTGTATAGCAGCTCCCGATCTTCCTTTATTTTTCCTTAATAAGTAACCTAAACCAGAGAGTCCTCTTTCTATACCTTCTGACCAGCTTCGCCCAGCAGCCCAAGGTAGAGGTGTAATGGCGAATATATCTTGTGCGGTAGGTAAAGATACTTCGAACTCTACCCCTATACCTCTTTGTTTGATTTCTTGTTTATAAGTTATTTGGGTTCCTTCTAATAATTGCAAGATGGGCGTTATTGGTTGATCCCCAGAATCAAACCCGATAAATGCGAATAAATTACTGACCCCGCCCAAAGTTCCACTAATATTTGTTGCTCCAGCACCCTCCAAAATCTCTAAAGTCACAGAGTCAGTTAGGAAGTCTTTAATCATTTCTTGCTTAAGCTTCTTAAACCTCTTACGCGCCTCTTTTTCAAAGTCTCTTCTTAGAGCTTTGGGGGCTTGCCTTTTTAAAGCATTTTGGACATCTATAGGTAAGTTAGCCATTTATTCTGTTGGGCTTAGAACGAAAGTGTAGAACTGGTTAGAAGTAAAACCGCTAGGCGTACCATCGCTTTCTATTATAAACATAGTTCCATCAAACTCTACTCTCCGCGCTTCACTAAGGTAGTTGTAGCCATCGACTTTAACTACTATCCTAACTGTGCCATTAGATACCACCACTTTGTTTTGAGTCCCAGCTTGATCTGCTGGGCCATCATCTGTAAAATATGAAGTGTCCATATCATCATAATAGACACGGGCTTCAAACGTTTGGGATTCTGTAGTATATGCTACAGAGCTGTCAGAACCAGTGTTTGTTCTCCCATATAAAGAGTTCCATGAACCACTAGAAGCTATAAGGGTTTTCTTAGCATTCTTATAAACCGTTATGGTCCGTGCAAATGTAGTATGCAAAGTGTCAGCTAAATTCTGAACTTTTGTTATTTGATCGCTTGATAAAAAACCTGCCATGTTGATTTTTACACTATTATTTATATAATAAGATAGGTTTAAGGATGAACGCTAAAAAAAATTTGGAGGAAATGTCTAATGACGAAATTTCTAGGCTTTTCAAAATGATGTTAATCATGGTCGAAGATATGAAAAAAGATCACGATTTTCATTATGATAAGCTTTATGAAAATATCCCAAAGAAGTATCATCCAATTATTGATACCGCAGATCACTTTACCCCTGATAAGGTTAACTGGATTCGTAAAAGAATTTTAGATTGTGGTAACGAATCTATTAGAAATTTGTGTTCTAGGATCGATAATTACCAAGTAAGTTTTATATTTAAATAAGGAAAAAGGTTATGGCATTTAAAGAATTATATTCATTCACTATCGACGAAGAAAAAGAAGTCGAAAAGGTATCTAAGAGGAAAAACAAAAAGACTGGAGAAGAGACTACCGTTACAAAAAAAGCGAAGGAGAAAGTCCCTGTTCAAGTAAAAATCAAACGTCCTTCTCGTAGAGATCTCGAAGAAGCTGAACTCGAATATTCTGTTGAGATGAGTCGCTGCGTCAAAAAAGGTATTCTAACTAAGGCTATGCTATATAAGAAATATAGTGATACAGGTGGCGTTTGGAGTGAGGATGACGCTAAAGACTACGGTAGACTATATAAAGAAATCTTTGACATCCAGACTGAATTTGTAAGGTTAGAGACTGTTGATGAAAAGACAGACAAACAGAAAGAGAAGATTGAGTCTTTAAAAGAAGAGTTGTCTATAAAAAAGAGAAAGATCATTGATTCAGAGACTTCTATGCAGTCTTTGTTTGATCATACTGCGGATACTAAAGCCCAAAACCGTTTGCTTTTATGGTATACTCTTATGTTGACCAATATTCAACGTGAAGACGATGAAGATCCTAAGCCTTATTTCATTGGCGATGATTTCGATAAAAGGATAGATGATTATTATGCTAAAGAAGATGAAAATTCTGATTTTTATGGATTGCTAGTGCAAAAAGTCTCCACTATCTTAGCGTTTTGGTTCTTTAACCAAGCGTCTACCCCTGAAGAATTTAACAAACTTATTGAAGACGTTGAAAAAGGTGAGGTTTGAAAGAGGAGTTCTATATCTCTTTAGTTGGTGAAGCTTTCGATGGTTATACTGAAGCTTTATTTCATGACCGTGATATTTATATCAAACATATAAGTATTCGTGATCAAAGATATTTGCATAAATATTATGAAAAATATAAAAATATAGCCGTATCTAAAGGGTTAGATTTAGAAAAAGATCGAATCTCTTATGTATTAGATGAAGGGATATGGGATCAAGAGAGTGATTTAAAAATAGCTTCTTTGGAAACTGAGATAGGTAATTTAAAAAGAACTATACAGAACTTAAATTTAAGATCCCAAAAAGAGCAATTACAAAAAACAATTTTACAGAGAGCTGAAGAATTGTATAAGTTAAAATCTGACCGTAGTGAAGTTGTAGGTCAGACTGCTGAAGACTACGCCTCATCGAGAAGCGGGGATGAAATATTAAGATTTTTAATTTTTAAAAATAAAGAACTTACTGAACACTTATATTCCGAAGAGGATTTTGGAGAATTAGAAACGTGGGAGATTATAGAGCTTACAAAACTTCAAAACGGTATAACAGAACGACTTTCGGATGATAATATTCAAAAGGCTGTATTGAGACCTTTTTTTAGTATGTATCTTTCGCTTTGCGAAGATTGTGGAGGGTTTTACCGAAAAGCTATAACTGAGTTAACTGTTTATCAATTGAGAGTAGCTTTATTCGGTAGGATGTTCCATAATATTTTCCAGCATACCGAAGATATCCCAGATGATTATCGTCAAGATCCAGAAAAGTTGATTTCTTTTTCTGCTTCTAAGAATGAGAGAACAAAATCAAGCGGCATTAAAGATGATGCTTCAGGATCGATACTTTTTGGAGCCACAAAAGATGATGTCGAAGATATAGGTGGAGTCCAAAGCGTTTCTTTAGCAGAGGAGGCTAAAAAACATGGTGGTCAACTTGATATGACACAAATGATGCGATTAGCTGGACATGATGTGTAAATCTTTGTGTAAATACATTAAAGGTTTACGGATATGCCAATAAAAATACCAACAGTTCAAACAGGATTAGAAGCGAGCATTCAGTCCGCTGCTAAAAAAGCAGGCAGAAATCTTAAGATCAATATGGGCGGCAACGCCAAAAGTATTGAGGGCTTATCTCAGCCTTTAGGTAGGATTACTGGTAAAGCCGATCAATTTACTAAGTCTATGGAGGCTGCTAATGCCCGTGTTTTGGCATTTGGAGCTTCTGTTGGTATACTCGCCGCTGTGACTAGAGGCTTCAAAGAGTTAGTTTTGACTACTATAGAAGTAGAAAAGTCTCTTATAAGTATCAATTCTATTTTGGGGACTAATGCAAAAGAATTAGAGGCTTTTAGTAAAACTATTTTTAATGTTGCTAGGAATACTGAGCAATCGTTTAATACAGTAGCTACTGCCGCTTTAGAATTAAGCCGTCAAGGTTTAGATGCAACTGAAGTACAAAAAAGATTAGCTGATTCTATGATATTAACCCGCGTGTCTGGTCTGGGAGCTACTGAAGCTGTTTCAGGTTTGACTGCAGCTATAAACTCTTTTAATAAGTCTGGACTCTCAAGTAGCGTAATACTTAATAAATTGTCAGCAGCAGCTGTGGCGGCAGCTGTTTCTGAGAGAGATTTGATCGAAGGTATTAAACGCGCAGGATCAGTTGCTAACCTTGCTGGTGTATCATTTGATGAATTAGTCGGTGTGATT